AGTCTTGAAAAGCCCCATGAGGGTTATTAAAATACTTGCCACCTCTTGGGCCAACCACAGACTGTATTGAATTTACTAACTTTGTAAAAAACAACCTCAAAAGTCCATTATTTTGATTTTGGAGACTTTGAGAATAGACAACCCCTGACGTACCCAATGATGGTATCGCAGGTATGTCCAATTGTTGTTTTACATTAGCCATTACTTTTTAAGCCAAGTCTGCCAAATAGCACCAGCCGCCATAACTAGACCACCTATCCATAGAATAGGCTTTGCTAAAGAAGCAACCCATCCCAATACTTTAAAAGCGCCATCTAGGGCGTTTATAGCGTCTACAAGACCCTTTGTATTGTTATCAATGCGATCTACCTTGCCTTCTACGGCAATCAGTCGCTCATATATTTGCTCATGGCTTACATCTGACATTTTAGAACTCGCTTACATAACAGACATTCTTGACTACGACTCCAACTAACCCCAACGGCAATAATAGAAGAAGCCATCGCACGAATCATTGCCATACCTACAAAGTAATATTTAATTTAGTGCTTGAATTTGCGCTGCAAGTGAATTAAGTTGGGCAATCAACTCTTCCTTGGTTGGCGCTATTGTGGATGGCATTTCTATTGTTCCAAGGCTTGGTCGGTTGTTAATAAAATTAACGCCATCGTAGTCCCAATCAACACCCGCATTTTGATCTGCGGGAATTAATACCCAACCCTTTTCAGTGGCGTAATCTGCATTAGCTACAACCACGTTAATGACTTTTCCATTTTCAATAATAGCAAAGTTTGGCATTTGAGTCCTTAGTATTCAATAACAACAACACCTGAAGCCGCCGTTGCCGCTGCTGGTGACCCACTACCCCTACGTCCACCACTTCCAGCGCCATAAACATTGGGACTTAACCCAGACATCCCAGGCGCTCCTCCACCCCAAAAAGAACCGCCCCCAGCGCCAAAACTTGTATCGTAGGAAGTAGATATTTTTGTTCCAGTAGCTCCAATACCACCATAGACGTTCAAGTCACCGCCAGATGCAGCGCCACCATTATTATTAACACCAGCGAAAGAACCGCCTCCGCCACCGCTACCTTGAATGGTTGTTGCACCATAAACAGCGGTAGAGTTTCCGCCAGCATTACCATCCGCATTTATGTTGCCTGTTGCGCCAGCCCCAATTGTAATGGTTATAGAACTACCTGAAAGCGTAAGTATCTTAATGGCAGTTCCGCCTGCTCCACCACCTTGATAGCAAGCCATTGTGTCGTTTGACGCATTCCCAGAGCCGCCACTACCGCCTCCACCTGTAACAGTAATTTTACATCTAGAAACACCCGCTGGAACAGACCATGTACCAGACGATGTAAATACATCCATCCTAAAAAAACCACTATCAGTAAATGCTGTGGTTTGTGTCGTTGTATCTGGAAATGTGATTCCAGTTGATACTAGTTTCGTAGCCATTTTATTACTTCCTTATGGTGTGTCATTAGAGCTAACATCGCTAAGTGTCTTAAACACTCCTGCACTAGTCATGCTTGCAATTGTCGTTGCTCCATATTTAAAAAGCAACTTACCACCAGATTCTTCAATAGAAAAACCAGTAGTAGCAACCTTGGCAACAGTTCCATTAGCGTTACCCGTACCACCTTGAGCAGTTGTCAAAGCAGTAGTTAGTCCAGTAATAGATGTAATATCACTATTAGCACCAGATTGGGCGGCACTTAGTGCGGAACGAGCAGCACTTGCCGTAGCTCCACCAGTGCCACCTTTAGTAACTTTTAGTATAGGACCAGCATCAAATAAGGCATCAATGCTATCTAAGTCAGTATTGATCTTGGTTCCCCAAGTATCTGTAGATGCGCCAACTTCTGGCTTGGTTAGACCTAGATTAGTGGTTGTGGTATCAGCCATAATTACCTCTTAATTAATTGTTGTCCAGGATTCGGACACATCATTTACAGTTGTCCAAGTTTCACTTGTATCAGCTATATTTTCCCACTTTTTGACTCCTGATGCTTGAATACTTGAACTACTAGATATAGCTGCTGAAAAAACTAATATAGAACCAGCATTTGCAGTTACAGAGCTTTCAGGGAAAATTATGAGTATTGTGTCTCTTATAGTTACAGCAGATGCCGTAATACTAGAAATAGAGTCAATATTTGCACCAGATGTGCGGGTGAGAAAGACATTTAATTCTAATACAGAAGTATCAGCTATTAAAGCACTAGCATTTCCAAGGTAGATTGCACTTGCACTAACTGAAGAGTCTGCAATTATATTGGCAGACGCATCTTTAGCACCACCTGCTAGTGATGAAAAAGGTGCTTCTGATAGTGCAAAAAATCCAAACATTTTTTATCTTAAATGTTAATCGGTAACAACTGGAAATTGCGAAAGAAATTTCCCTGCTTGTTCCTCTGTAATATTTGGAGAAGCAATATCATCAACTCCATCACCATCACGAATTGCATGAATACAACAAAAAACTGTATTTGGTTCTGTAGCTATAAACTGATGTTTTATGCCTTTTGGGGTAACGATTAAATAAGGCGCTGAGTAATTTTTCTCGCCATTGTCATGCTTCATGATAACTGCGCCCGAAGCTAATAAAGTAATATGGTCAAATGTATGAACATGGCCTTCATGCGTATCTCCAACTTTTCTAAACGTATGAAGTTTGACAAAAACATTGTCCACAATTTTCATATCAGTAATTAAATTAAACACGATCTACTCCTATTGCATATTGTTGTCGTTCAGCTTCACGTAAAGCATTTATTTCTTCTTGTGCAGGGTTTTTCCACCAACACATTTCTTCATCTAGTATCCAACCATCGCCTACAGGTTGTTGAGGAATAAATGCATCTTTTTGTGTATCGTATGTATCGCCAATTCCAGCGTAATTTTTTCTAAATGGCGTTTTACCATGTATGTGCATATTGCCATGAGTGTTATAGCTTGTTTGCTTCCAAATGCCACCTTTAAACAATTCAAGGCAACGATTTATGCCTAACTGTTCTTGTTCATTGCCATTTTCATCTAAGCAATCGTTGTTATTAATGGCAACAACACGCAACACTATATTATTTTCATTCAATTCAGCAAAGTAAGCCATTATTGAAATCTCCATTTGATAGCAATAATTCCTTTGCCACCACCACCGCCTGTGGTGTTTGTGTACTTACCACCACCACCACCACCGCCTGTATTTGGTGTTCCCGCTATAGCATTTACGTAATTTGTTGCTGAAGCACCGCCACCACCATTACCGCCAGCACCTTGACCAAGTATAAGAGTCCCAGCAGAACCGCCACCTCCAGCATAGTAAGATCCTGTAATTGCACTTATGCCACCCACACCGCCAGTTTGACCCATTGGGGGTGTACCAGAAGGAGTACCACCTTTTCCACCACCAGCGCCAGCGTTTGTTCCATGTTTATTATTGCTACCACCGCCACCATTATTGCCTTGACCAGCCGTACCAGCTCCACCACCTCGGAATGCACCACCACCACCACCAGAACCACCTGCTGCGCCAGTAACAGTTGATATACCACCACCACCACCACCTGTTGCTGTAACAGCGGCAAATGATGAATTGGAGCCATTATTTCCAGACGATCCTGTGATTGTACCGCCACCACCAATGGTTGCAGTATATGTAGTTGCAGTAGCTGTAAAAAATGAATCTAGCATACCACCAGCACCGCCTGCGCCAGCTATGCCTGGATAACCATCACCCTTACCTCCAGCACCACCACCAGCAACAACAGTGTATAAAAGTTTAGAACCTTCAGTTGGGTCTGAACCAAGAGATGAAACAGTTAATGTTCCTGAATCATTAAATGTAGCAATCTTATAGTTGCCTGAAGTTGATACACTTGCCCCCGATGTTGTTACAGTCATGTATGCGGGGGCGGCTGTTGTGATGCTATTACTTGCTGCACTTGCCGCACTCTGACCAGCAGAGTTTGTGGCTTTAACAGTAAATGTGTAACTTGTAGAAGCAGTTAAACCAGAAACTGTAATTGTTCCTGATCCTGCTGTAGCTAAAGTTCCCGTAATACCGCCAGGTGAAGAGGTTGCCGTGTACAACGTAATTGTTGCACCACCATTGCTTGCTGGCGCTGTGTAAGCAACAGTTGCTGTTGTTGAGCCTGTTTGTGTAGCCGTACCAATAGTTGGTGCGCCAGGAACTGCAGCCGCTACAGAAGCTGTAGAATTTGAATTTGCAGATACGCCACTTGGTGCAACTGAGTTAGTAGCAGTTACAACGCAACGTATTGTATTGCCAACGTCAGCAGCAACAAGCACGTATGTACTAGAAGTTGCTCCACTAATGTTTGTTGTGACCCGTTGCCATTGATATGTAAAAGTAGGTGCTGGTGCGCCTGTCCATGTTCCATTTGTTGTTGTAAGCGTTTGTCCAAAAGTCGCTGTACCTGAAACTACTGGAGCTACTGTATTTACTGGAGCAGCTCCATAGCTATTACCAACAGATACAAGCGTTATTCCACTCACGATACATTTCCTGTCACAACACAAACAGTACCAGAGATAAACAAGACGTTGCAAATGCCTCTTGTGGCAAGTGAAATTGTAGCCTTGTCAGCGTCTGTACCACCAATATAGGCGGTTGTAATTGTCATGGTCAATGTTATAGCGCCAGTAGTGTTATTAAAAATCACAACTGCATCACCAGTAGCAAATGTTGCATCTGGAACAATAATACTGCCACCAGTGTTAACCTGTATAAGTTCGCCAATATCACCAGTAGCAAGCGTGTAGCTACTTGTCTTAGCACTACCAGACAATGGGATTGCTCTGTAACCAACAAGATTAGTACCATCAATCGTACAGGCTCCTACGTTACCTGACGCTACTGTGCCAAGTGCAGGTGTTACTAATGTAGGAGATGTGGCAAATACTAAAGCGCCAGATCCAGTTTCATCTGTAACCGCAGAAGCCAAGTTAGCGGCAGTTGGAGTCGCTAAAAATGTAGCAACGCCCGTACCTAATCCACTTATACCAGTTGATACTGGCAAACCAGTAGCATTGGTTAACGTGCCACTTGCGGGCGTTCCAAGAGCAGGTGTAGTTAGTGTAGGACTAGTTAAAGTCTTATTGGTGAGTGTTTGAATTGCATCACTCAATACCGCCTTGTCAGCAGGGTATGTAACAAATACATCTTTAGATCCTGCGGCAAAAGATACCTTTGCATCAGCATTACTAGATTGCAAAACAGTAGTTCTAGCAAGCGTCAGGCCATCGCCAGATAACGTACCAAGGCCAATTTCAAAATCAGCACCTAGTGCAACGGCATAGTAAGTTGTATTGCTATTACCGACACCAGCAGAAAATGTTTGGAAACCACTTACCGCACCACCAAGTGCAAAATCACTTGTGCCTGTTGTGGTAGTAGTTTCCTTTACCCGATCAGCAAGTACAAGTGCCATGATTAACTCAATGTAATGTCTAGATCACCTGCGGGGATGCGGAAAATATCACCTGTATCAATAGTTTTACTAGTGGTTAAATCTGCCCATGCCAATAGGTTGCCTGAAGTAGAGGCATCAAAGATACCTACCGCAACAATAGTTCCCCAAGAGGCTGTAGCTGCGGCAAACTCTACGGCAGCACTATTTGTCGCTGCTGTAGTTGTCCCGCTTACAGTAAATGCTACTGAAACACGAGCATAAGCATTACCAGATACTTGAGTACCACCACCCGCATCAGTAGGTGCGGCAGTATACAAAGCAACATACAAAGTTGTTGCAGGTGTATATGCAGTATTGGTAAAAGCGTGTTTTAGAAGCTTGTCTTCTAGATAATCTGAGAATGATCCTGCCATTTTTTACCCCAAAGATCGGGCACGAACAATAGGAGTAGAAGCAACAGATGCCCTTTGATCTGCTATTTCCATGTCGCCCAAGGAGTTTGTATACAACGTACTCCATGTGGCTAAACGCTCATCATCTTTCAAATATGGAGTTGCCTCAAGCAATGCACCATATAAGTACAAGTCTGGGGCATAAGCTAGAAGCCAGTTGCTTGTGTTTGAATCACTCAACACAGGAATCTTACCATAATAGGTAAGTTCACCTGTATAACCAGTATCAGGAGTTGGAATCACCTCAATCTGAGTTCCAATGATTGTATAGAATTGTGGCTTACCAACTGAAATATATTGACTTGCAGAACCATAGTCACCTTGATTTTGGGTGACATACTGCAAATATGTAATAGGATTTGTATTCAGTTGGAATTCTTTTGCCTGTAGAAAGTCTCCAGGAAAAGCAAAATACTGAGTATCTAAAGTGGCAGTAGCCCTCTTTACCATCTGGCGAACACGCAATTTACGATTAAATTTTGCTTCTGCCAAAGTAATAAATGAGGGAATAATTGAAGTCAGGTCATCCCGATTAAGGTAATCAGCAATCGTTGTCTTCAGTCCACTAAAGGTAT